CATCTGAATTTATCTTCTGTGGCCTAGGCATTATCTCTTCGCCTCCTATTAACTATTAGTTATCACCGCAATAGGTGCGGAGCTAACTTTATGATTCCTCGTATCAGAAGACCCTTTGCAATCTCCTTTAATATTCCAGATTCTACAGGTTCTTCAGATTCATCTTGAATATCTACAGAAACTTCTCCAGAATTATCTAATTCTTCATAAGCATCCATATTCACATCTTCAACTTTTTCTACAGCAGATTCATCAACTGATACTTCCTCTGCATTCTCAGAATCAATAAGGTATGCAGATTCGCCTACCTGTAATTGAAATTTACCATCTATTGTTTGAGTTATTCCAACATTGACATCCCTTAATTCGTCTATCTGTGAAAGTATCTCTAACAATGCTGCAGGTGTAAATACTATAGTATCCATAACCGCCTCCTAATAATTATTCATCTATCTGATAGTATGTTTTCCGAAGGTCGTGCATATTTGCAAATTCATCAATACTGCCAAGCTGTATCTTCCATATTACTTGAACAACTTGATTAAGTCCTACACGAATTATGCTTCGTTTCAATATATCTCTATTGTATTGTGCTATTGTTTCTAAATCGTTTTCTCTAGCATTTTGAATATCTTCATCCGATGGATTTGTATTCCCGTGATATATTAAATAATTGCGAATACCATCATCCGTAAGATTAGCAGCAACCATCTGACGTTGCCATTCATTTGGAGGAATTATTCTATAACCTGCAAGTAATCCATTCTCTCCAGAATCTTCCCAATCCCTTTTAGACCACAGTCCACATTCTGTTATGAATATGTAATCCTTACCGGTCTCTCTAAAGCTCTTCAATGCTCCTGTTGATATCATTGCACTAAAAACAACATCTATTGTACGGGGAAGTTCAGCTTCTACTTCAGGAACAATATCTCTGTATGATATATCTTGACGAGGAAATGCTACCGAAATAAGTTCGCAATCTATAGGAGTTCCGGAGTACATCGGACCTAATCCAAAATACTTTCTACCATTTATCAAAAACTCGTCATATCCGTCAGAACCATATCCAGGACAATGTTTCATATAATCTGCAAATCTAGATTCTTCAGAATACGAAAAAAGATCGTTCCTTGCAGCATTATATTCTTCAATTGCGTCATCTAATCTCTGTTTAGCTGCTAGTATGTTCTGGCTACAGTAAGGACATTCAAGACAATGAGACCCATTAGTTATTACATCTTCATACCATTCTGAAAATGATGTGTATTCATCAGGTATCTTTGGCCAAACTATCATAGGATATTTATCAGGTTCATGATTCTTATGGAAAGCCAAGATAGAATCTTTATGGCTATCAACAATTCTTGCAACAGGACATCTAGTATCTTCAAAAGCTTCAGTAGCTGCTGCAAGTTCAGCTTCTGCTGCTCTTAATCGAGCTAACTTATTCTGATATTCTGGATCATCTAAATCAGGTAAATTGTCTCCAATACCTGCAGGCAATCCATTTTCATCTTCTTCTTGATTCAACAGTCCCATAGTTCCAAGTGATATGTATCTAGGAACTAAAGTAGAAAGCATATGATAACCTTGATTAAGTACGCCATCACCTGTAAGATAATGAGCTATACCTGTTAACATAGAATTAGTTACGGTATTATGGCTAACATGTTCCTGAACAACTTCTTTTGTAGTTGCATCTAAAACACGTATACACAAATTATTAGTAACTCCCATTGAACGAGCAGCTTTTAAAATTGTATTCAAAACTTTCCTCCGATCAAGGTATCTCCCTTGCTTCGCTTTCTTTTGCTCTTCTATCTATCTCCTCACTGTATTGAGGATACTTCTCCTTGTATTCATCTAGAAACTGATAATCTACATGAGTATTCTTACTAGTTGTTCTAAATGAATTAACATCCATGATACTTACTGAATAATCTCTGGGAACAACTTCATCACCTTCATCAGGTATCTTAGGATCAAGTCGTCTGTGCAAATTAGGATGTGTGAAACCTAATTCATCTCGTTGCTGATAAATATCTCCATCTTCTGTTAACATCCATGGACCTTGTGTCATACTAGGATATGACACCTCGTCTACTTTATTATATGGATAATATTCAGAACTTTGAGGATCAGCTTCAGTTAATGTGTCATGAACAGCATATATATCATCATCGTTTGACTGACGAGCTAGTGTATAAGCTTTTACTGTTATGTTGTTTACTACGTCTCCCATAGTATCACCTCAGTAAATTACAAATCTATAAAAGGTTCAATCTGTATCAACTTCAGATTTTTGAGTTACTTTACCATCAAGTTCTCCATCTGTCTTTATTTTATATATAGAAACAACTGGAGGTTCTTCTGGATTATTTATCTGTTCATATTCTGTTCCAGATGGTTCCCCTTGTATCGGAGTTGTCTGTGGCGGATAATTATTGTACCTGTCTTCTCTAAGAACATATTGATTATTCTTAGAATTAAGTGACATCGCATCTCCAACTGCTGTCATTATAGGATTAACTGCAGGTCTTGGTTTTGTATACGAAGAAGTTCTATCTTCATCATTCACCCAAATATCCATACCTTCTGAAGCATTTGCTACAGTTTCTAAATCTCTGTCTTTATCATACCTGAGATTATATACACCTTCCATTGTTCCCTCTGCAAGATAGAAGTCTCCATCTTCATTCTTCCTAAATACTACCGTATCTCCATACATGTCAGCTTCATCAGGAAGCGGACCTTCTCTATTTGGATCAAATACAAGTACATCTGTAGGTCTGTAACCTAATCCAAATATAGGTTCCCTATCTTTCATCTGTACATTTGGATCATCGGGATCATAATCAGGATTAACAGGTACAAGAGACTTAACAATATGTTCATTATTTGCAAGCTGTAATGAATAAAGTGCTCTATATCCTGGATTTATGTACGGTGAAACCGAATTCTGGGTAGGGATTTGTTCATACTCACTATTCCTATAGAAAACAGGTTGCCTATCATGTATAAATGGTGTATCTGAATACTTATTCGTTCCGTAAACTTTAGCATTTGTTAGCTTCGCTTTAGTATTCCGTATTTTCTGAAGAACAACCTCTTGATATATTTCTCTTTTAGTTTTTCCGCTTGACTGATCGTATTCTCTATCCCGATTATCTTGAGTAATAGGTGCATATTGAATTTTACTGCTTTCATGTGTGTATGGAATATACTGCTCTTCTTGTCTATCTCCTTGAATTTCTCTATCCCTTACTTTTTGAAGTCTTGCATAGTCCTCTCTGCTGTAATGGCCTACATGTGTTGGACCTATAGACATTCCTACGTTATTGTTACTCCTAGTAAGCCTTGCATCTATAGCAATCTTGTCATGTGCATCCATTCTTACACCTGCGTATTCAAATAAATACATACCTAAAGGTCTTACATATTCAATGCAAGCATTTATCGGTATCTTATCGCTAAAATATACAACTTCAATGAAACCTTCAGGTGTATGCGGAGTTACCGAAACAGCATTTACAGGAATTGAAGTATCCTCTAGACGATTATTTAAGATATCTTTTTCTTTTCCATATTCTAAAATGTTAAATTGTGCAAGATTGCATTCTGCTGCTAGTGTGACTCCATCTTTACTTCCCTTGTTACGTATCATGGACATGAAATAAACCAATACAAGTCGATTGTATGCTGTAGTTAATCTATCATCATACTTGAATCCCATTGTATCGGCTAACATCCAAAGGAGCCACCCAGGACACCTCAGCGGATCATACAGATCTGGAAGATTCTCTGTATCATATTTAATTTTAGTAAGTGAATTCTCAAACCACTTCAAGAAAAATCTAAAATCAGCTGATTCTTCTTTGTATACTTGTGGTACAGAAACATCTGATATCTTCATAAATCCTCCTAGATAAGATACTCAGGCGCAATTCGAATATTTTTCTCGTATATGTCGGGATCCATATAACGTGCAAAACTTATTGCGTTGAACCATTCTATATCGCAGTTATACCAATTTATAACTGGATTCTTGAGAGATCCTGCATCGAAGTAATCTATTCTACTATCTGCATTTCGGATAACATTTACTACTTCCATAACAGTTGGCTTTTCACCTATGTTTCTATTTGCAGGTGCAAAGTAGAGAGCTAACGCTTCTTTTACTTTGTATATTATGTTGTTTGCAACATCTTTCTTCATAGGCTTAACTGGATATATCTGACCAACTATATAGAAAGGAAATACTCTTAGATATCCAAATTGTAGTTCAACTGTCATTGCTTGAAGTGGAGCATAATCACGTTTAACAGCATCTATGAACTGAAGCGGAGGCTTGTATTGCATGAACATTTCATGAGATTTTATAGTAGGTGTTGCAACTTGACCTTCACCCCATCTACTTGTCATGAAATCATTATGTACAGCAAAACACATCGCTGTATACTGTTTGAAATTACTTACAAGTCCTCTTGCCCTAGTTTCACTTGCAGGTCCAGGTATCTTTATTTTCATACCAGGTTTTACTTCAGAAGCATACGTCATATCATTGAATGATAGGAGACGATCAACCGTAATTCCATAAAGTTCCGCAATTATCTCGGCTGTATCATTGTACTTAACTACATAATACTCTTTAAGTGTATCATAAACAAGATTCAACCTACTTGACCAATCAATTGCTGGATCACCTGCAGGAAAATCTTCATTAGTTATGTACATCTTCTGTTTCTGAGCATCTGTTAAATTTTCATTATTATATATAGCAAGATTTATCTCTAATGCTTTCTGACAATCTATAACAAGTCCGCAATCTACTCCAGGTTCTCTATTCAAGAATCTGTTAAAATCTGGAAGAGTTACTAAACTGTCCCACGTATTTATGTAGTTACGGCTACTGAAATATGCTTCCTTAGCTGTTTCTGGACTTCTACCTGTAACTGCATGCGTATGTGGAAGTTCTAATGTATTAGATAAATTAGATATTGTAACATAATCGGATAAAGCATCAGCAGATGATGGATTCTTTGCAGGTAAGAAGTTAGTAAGTACGTCTGTTCCTACACATCCTATGATACCTGTACAATCTATCCAGTATATTGTAAGATAATTGTTTTCATAATTATCTAGTTGATTCAAATAGTTACTTATCTGTATCTGTGCATTTGAATATGAATCATAAGTAACTGCAAATCTAGGTTCCGGATATATGAATTCAGAAGGATTACTAACTTGTATCCATTGAGTAGCTAAGAAATCATCATCATTCTTAGAAGATCTTGCACGTATCCAAACAGCTGTAGTATCTATATGTTGTGATGGAATATTTATGATGTAGTTATTTTTCTTGACCTGCTGAACAGATACACTATAACTTCTCAATTCTCCTTCAATAGCAACACGAGTTACGCTGCCA